AAAGATTCATTTAATGAATAATGAGCGTTTAAAGCATTGTAATGAGTATTATAAGCTAATACATCTAATAAAACATTAAGACCCGAACCATCAAAGTCATAATCATTAAATTCTGTTTGTTGTTTTAAAAAATTTTTGAGATTATTTTTTATATCTGCAAAATCAAGTTCCGTTACGTTTAAATTTGTTGCCATTTTATCTTAACCTTCTTAATACGATTTCAACTGATTCAGCCGAATCGAATTCTTTTATTTTAAATCTTACATTTATACGATATTCATTTTTATCAGCGTTATCTATAATATCAATACTTCTTATAGATACTCTTTCTTCATATTTTTCTATTACAAACCTTATTTGTTCTCTTAATTCTATATTAGTTAATACGCCAGCTGGTTCAAAAAGTAATCCTCTTAAATTAGCTCCTAAATCATCTTGAAATGGTCTTTCGTAAAAATTACTTATAAGTAAATTTTTTATCGCATTTTTAATAGCAGCATCGTCTTTTAAAGGTATAATATCCTTTCTTATAGGATGTATCTTTAAAGATAAATCTAAGTCACGATGAGGTTTCTTTTTAGATACAACTCGTGCTTGCTCTAAATCCCCTGATATTTGCTTGTCGCCTGTATATAATCCTGCCATATATCTATTTATACTCTTTAATTGCTTCTTTATGTACCTGCTGGGATTGGTATACCATCTTCATCTAATCCAGTTGTTGTATTAGGAAGCACATTTGCTGATGTATTAATTAATGTTTGTACTGATTCTGGTAAATCTATTATTGATGGAAAGCCTATTACTTTTAAATAATCACAAAAGCTAAAGGTTATCCATTGCATTATTGAATCTAATCCTATTGCACTAAAAAAGTCTTCTACCTTTTCCATCCATATTTTAATTAAATATGTTTGCCATTCTTCTTTAAACTCTCTTGCTCTTTTTAATAATCTTTCTTTTTGAAACTCTGGTATCTCTACGTTATCATCAAACTCACCACCTAATAAATCTAATAAACTAAATCCAAATATTTGTACAGCTTTTAATTCTTCTATTGTTTTATCTCTTATTAAAGCTTCTAAATCTAATGTTTTTAAAGCTGGAAGAGAAGGCAATCCTAATGCATCCCATATCTCATCAAATAAATCAATTAAACCTGTGAACCCACCATGCAATAAAAGATTCATTTTCTTTGCGACTTCTGAACGTATATAATTTGATACAGTTTCTTTTTTAAAATCAGCGGTTTCAAACTTATCCCATATTTTATATTCACTTGGAATTAAATCATATATACTATCAATCTCTTCTAGTTTTAAATTATCTAATACTGTACTTGGGTCAGTTAAAAAATCAATTATATTAATTTGTATACCTAATATGGTTACGTTAAAGTCAATAGGAAACAAAGTATTTATTAATTCAAGTATTTGTTTTTGTACATACATTGGAAAATCAGCTGATAACTTAGTTATCATAATTTCCCATTCTAATTCTGGTATTTCTATCTTTTCAAACTTAGGGTCTACAGAACTTATTAACTTTCTTGTATCTTCAAGAGTTTTTTTTAATTCATCAATCTCATAGCGATATGCATGAGTTGCCAATCCACCAAATAAATTTCTTAAATTTGCTGGAGTCGGTAATATAACATCAGGACATTCTATTTGTGGCAATGATATACTTGGTGTAGTCATTATATTACCGTTGTTTTAATCTTTGATTCAATTCTAATAATACCATCAGATGTAATATTTGTTGTGCCACTATTTGTAATAGAAAGATTATTATCTTTATCAATAGTTATTTTTGCACCTTTTGCATGTTGTACAATAATTTTTTCATCGCCATCTTTATTCTCAAATTCTATTTTATGTCCAGCCTTTGTGTGATGTACCTTATTTGTAGTACTACTTGTCGATGGTATATCTTTATCATATATTGGATTATTATCTTCATCTACTTCATCAGTAGGTGTTTGAGTCGCTATACTACCCATTACCATAGGGTCTTGTGCACTTGGTCCATCTCTAAAAAATCCTACAACCCATGAACCAACTTCTAAATGATGATTACCACCATTACCTTTTATAGATGCTGATGTTGTTGGCATCATAACAGTTGCCCAAGGTAAATCGCTTGTTTTTATTTCAGCACTATCATAATAACCATAAGCTCTTACTTTTACTCTATTTAAGTTTTTTGTATCATTTATATCTTCTACACTACCTATAAACCAGGTAAAAGTTCCGTTTACATATTGGTCAGAATTTCTATTAAACATATTATTATCCTAAATCATCTAGTTGATATTCTTTATATGAATCTTTTTTCAACGTTGCGTGTATTATATATCCATCTTTTGCGAAATGATGAATAGTTTTTGTCACTAAATATTTGCCTGAAAGCATTTGGTCAATGATATCATCTCCAGACTCTAATTCTTCTACTATATCAGCATGTTTTAAAATTTCTAATTCAACAATTTTACCTGGAGCAAAGTTAAAATCTCCAGCAATTATCATATCAATTGAAGTATTATTTAATGTAGAAGAAGATGTTATCGATTGTAGCATACCTTGATTATCTGTTTGTTTATGATAATTAGATAATTCAAATGCATTTTCATTCAATGATTGATAGTATTTTTTAGATTCTTTCATATCAAAAAGCTTTTCTCCATCAACTTTCATTTCTGGAATAGCTGCTGGATATTTATTTAATGTAGGTTCTGGAGGAGTTTCTTCAAATTTAAATACATATTTTTCAGTTTTTTTAGTTGATATATCTATTGTAGTTAAAACAGAGCCATAAATTCCGTTCTCAACAGGAGTAAGTTTAGAAAGATTAAGAGCAGATTTAATTTTTCTTATTTTATTTCTTTCTTCTTCAAACATATATTGTTCTTTAGTTCTAAATTTTGTTTGCTCAAATTCAGGATTTTTATTATAATTATTAAATACATCTTGTTTTAAAATTTCTTTATATGATGTTAAAATTAATCCTTCAGATGCAGTTTCATAAAAATATAATTGAGTTCCTTCATCATTTGCATTTCTTAATAACCAGTTTATTGTATCAAGTGGTTTTAAATTAGGATATATCCCTTTTATAATAGCTGAACCTGAAGCTCTTGCATCTATTTTAGAATTAAGTTGTGTTTTTACTATACTACTAATTAATTTTTTTGTATCACCATTAAATGGAGTATTTAAAAGTTTTTTATTATTTAAATAAGCATGCTTTGAAACACAAACTAATGAATAGCTTACTGATGATGAAGTACGTTCTGTAAATCTTACAATATCTGATATATAAGTTTCTAATTGAAAAGCTTGAAATCCTTTTATTGGTTCTTCGCGCGATATACTAAACAATATTTGTTCATTTCCAGCAAGATTTGCTTGAGAAAATAAATTAACACCATCTAGTATTTGTATTTCTATTATAATACCTGCACGATGTAATGCTTCGTATATTTTTATATCATGAACTAACTTAGAAATTTCAATTCTGTGACCCGAATTAGTAGTTAATTCAGCACTATCAATAATAAATCCTATAGGATTTATGCATATTTGTTCTTCATTTGTTAAATTATAAGACATAATATTATCTATTAATTAAATCTTTAAATGCACTTACAAATTTATTCATATATGCTGGGTCTATATATCTTATTCTAGAATTTGTATCATTTGATTCTTCAAGATGTTGTCTATTAGTTACAAAAGATAAATTAGCAGGTGATACACCACCAACAATGTGGTCACTATTAGTCACTGGTTTTTTAAGAGCATCGTCTGTTCTATAATAATAGTATGGTGCGTCAATGTATTTGTATACATTATAAGTAGAAACTGAATCTTCTGATGTTGCTCCTACAATTAATTCTTTAGCTCCGTTTGATGAACCTATAAATGTTCCTGTTGTATCTTGTACAATTAACTGACTTAAATCAACTATTTTTTTCGTAACTTTTCCAGTTGCGCTACTTACTGAACCAGTAACTGTTTCGCCCATTTTAAATCTACCAGATAAACTATTTTCATGATTATTAAGTACTTGAGGATTAGTTTCTATTGCAAATCCATTATATGATGTTGCCATATAATTTTGAAGTGCTTCTTGACTCATTGGCCAAGCTCTATATCCATCATGTAAATGGTCATT